AGAAACGGAGAGCCGACCGTGAGGCAAGATAAGCTCTCCAAGCAGAATGTGATCCTTTATCTTTGCGGCATAATTCCGGTTGTGTGGCTCGGCCTGTTGATTGCTCCTTGCCTGGAAGATGGACTGCCCGGACTGGTTCAGCAGTTCGGATCGGTGATGCAAAACCCATTCAAAATACAGCTTTGTGAGGACAGTGTAAAAACTGTCCTCACTTTGCTTTTGGTGTACGGGATCGCCATCGGCGTCTATCTCTCCACGGAGCACAATTACAGACGGCGAGAAGAGCACGGATCAGCTAAATGGGGCGCGGCTGGTTCGGTCAACAAGAAATATGCCAACAAGGATAAGACGGAAAACAAGCTTCTGACGCAAAATGTCGCCATCGGCCTGGACGGAAGAAAGCACCGCAGAAACCTGAATGTGCTGGTATGCGGCGGTTCCGGTGCCGGCAAAACACGCTTCTACGCCAAGCCCAACATTATGAATGCGAATACTTCTTTCGTTGTGCTTGACCCAAAAGGCGAGCTGCTCCGGGATACCGGTCATCTGCTGGAGGAGAAGGGCTATGAGATCAAAGTCCTTGACCTCATTGATATGGAGAAAAGCCATTGCTACAACCCGTTCGTGTATATCAGCAGCGATGATGATATTCAGCGGCTTACCACAAACCTCTTTAAGAACACAACGCCCAAAGGCTCACAGACACAGGACCCGTTCTGGGATCAGACGGCAGCGATGCTGCTCAAGGCCCTTGTCTGCTATCTCCATTATGAGGCTCCGCCCGATGAGCAGAACTTCTCCATGGTCATGGAGATGATCCGAGCCGGCGATGTAAAGGAGGACAACGAGGAGTATCAATCTGTTCTCGATGAGCTTTTTGAGAGATTGGAGGAACGGAACCCGGAGCATATCGCCCTCAAGTATTACCGGGCATATCACTCCGGCAGCGCTAAGACGCTGAAATCCATCCAGATTTCCCTTGTCTCCCGTTTGGAAAAGTTCAATCTGGATTCGCTGGCCGGCATCACCCAATGCGATGAAATGGATTTGGGGCAAATCGGTGAAAGGAAAACGGCGGTATTCGCCGTGATTCCCGATAACGACAGTTCCTTCAATTTCATCGTGGGTATGCTTTATACCCAGCTGTTTCAGCAGCTCTACTATCAGGCCGACTCCGTTCACGGCGGCAGATTGCCCGTGCATGTGCATTTTGTCATGGACGAGTTTGCCAATGTCGCTCTGCCGGATGAGTTTGATAAGCTCCTGTCCACCATGCGAAGCCGTGAGATTTCCGTTTCCATCATCATTCAGAACCTTGCGCAGTTGAAGGCTCTGTTTGAGAAGCAATGGGAGAGCATCGTGGGTAACTGTGACGAGTTTCTGTATCTGGGCGGCAACGAGCAGAGTACCCATGAGTATGTTTCCAAGCTGCTGGGCAAGGAGACCATCGATACGAATACCTACGGACGGTCTCGCGGCAGAAACGGAAGCTATTCCACAAACTATCAGCTTTCCGGACGGGAGCTGATGACACCTGACGAAGTGCGTATGCTGGACAACCGGTACGCACTTCTTTTTATACGCGGAGAGCGCCCCATCCGGGACCTCAAGTATGATATCCTTCATCATCCCAATGTGGCGCTTACGACGGACGGTTCCGCACCGGCCTATACTCACGGCGAAGATACCCGAAGTATCGCTTCCATGGCGTTCAGCTTCGACAAGAAGGCTGTCAAAAACGCCGAAAAGATGGAGGCAGAAAAACATGAATTCTTGCTCTACTCGGAAGAGGAGCTGGAAGAACTACTTGATGAAAAGGAGAAAAAAGACAATGAAGAAGCTTAATGTAAAGAAGAACACCAACAAGCCGGAGATTCCCGGCAAGGTCAAGAAGGGCTACCGCATTTATGTGATGGCCGTCCTTGCCCTGACGCTTACCATGAGCATGGGTGTGACCGCCTTTGCCGCAGGCGACCCCATTACCGTCGTCAACAACCTCAGCGACTTTATCTTCGGCCTCATCCGTGCGGTCGGCCTGATTCTGCTTGGCTGGGGCATTGTGCAGGTCGGTCTCAGCTTCCAGTCCCACGATCCCAGCCAGCGTTCCAACGGTTTTCTGACCCTGGCCGGCGGCGTCATCATCACCTTTGCCAAGGAAATCCTCAACCTCATTGTTGGCTGATCCGGTTTCCGCAAAAGGGGCGGTCATAAAGACCGCCCCGAAGGGAGGTGTAACGAATGTCGGATAACTGGGTTGTGCAGAACCTCGAAAATGCGTTGGAAGTATGGAACGATAAGCTGTCTGAGATTTGGCAGTTGATCACGCAGTCACCGCAGACATTCAAAGGTGGCTCGATTTGGTCGATTATTTGCAGCATCCACGGAGCGCTGCAGGCCATCGGCTATGCTCTGCTGGTTCTGTTCTTTGTGGTGGGAGTCGTAAAGACCTGCGGCTCCTTTGCCGAGCTGAAAAAGCCGGAGCACGCAGTGAAGCTGTTCGTTCGCTTTGCGATTGCCAAGGGATTGATTACCTACGGCATGGAGCTGATGATGGCAATTTTGGAAATTATCCAGGGCGTGGTCAGTACGATCATGAATTCTGCCGGCTTTGGAAGCCCTCAGGCAACGGTGCTGCCGCAGGAGATCATCACAGCGGTGGAGGACTGCGGCTTCTTTGAGTCTATCCCCTTGTGGGCGGTAACGCTTATCGGTGGCTTGTTCATTTGGGTGCTGTCCTTCGTGATGATTCTGAGTGTATATGGCCGCTTTTTCAAAATGTACATGTACACCGCACTTGCGCCGGTTCCGCTTTCGGCCTTTGCCGGAGAGCCTACGCAGAACATCGGCAAGAGCTTCCTAAAAAGCTATGCGTCGGTGTGCCTGGAGGGTGCAATCATCGTCTTGGCCTGCATCATCTTCTCTGTGTTTGCGTCCAGCCCGCCTGTTGTTGATCCGAATGCAGCTCCGGCTTCTATGGTGTGGAGCTACATCGGCGAGCTGATTTTCAACATGCTCATTCTGGTCGGCGCTGTAAAGATGGCAGACCGGCTTGTGAAGGAGATGATGGGGATCTGATATGGCAAAGCGTGTACTGAATCAATGGCGCGGATATACCGTGGCTGATTGCGATTGCAAATATTGTCTCTATTACGGCGGCAGAAAGAAAGGCGAAGTAAATTGCCTTGCAGAGGAATGTGTCTGTAAGGAGGAACTTCAGGAGGCTCTGCGCCGGGAAAGGAATGAAAATGGAGGTCAAAATCAATAGAGAGATTCGTAACTATACCGAGTCTATGTTTTTCGGACTGTCCCTCAGACAGTTCGTTTTTTCTTTACTGGCTGTTGGCGTTGCGGTGCTTTTGTACTTTGTTTTGAAACCCTATGTGGGAACGGAGACGGTTTCGTGGATGTGTATCCTTGGTGCTGCGCCCTTTGCGGCAATGGGCTTTGTGAACTACAACGGTATGACCGCAGAGCAATTTGTGTGGGCTTGGCTCCGCAGCGAAATGCTGGAGCCCAAGCAGATCAAGTTCGAGCCGGTAAATATCTACTACGAGGCGTTGAAGGACGCTATCGATGAACATGAAAAGGAGGTTTCCAAGCACAATGATTAAGAGTATCAAAGCGATCCTCGCACAGGACAAGGAGAAGTTTAAGGTTCCGAGAAAGGTGCAGGATCTTATTCCCATCAAGAACATCTGGCCGGATGGCATTTTTAAGGTTGGGAATAAGTTCTCCAAGTCCTTCCGATTCTCGGACATCAACTATCTGGTGGCGAGCCGCGAGGACAAAGAGAGCATGTTTCTGACATACTCGGAGCTTCTGAACAGCTTGGACAGCGGAGCTACCACGAAGATCACCATCAACAATCACAGGCTGAACAGGTCTGATTTTGAGGAATCCATCCTGATGCCCATGAAGCAGGACGGGCTGGATGAGTACCGCAAGGAGTATAATGACATGCTCTTGGACAAGGCGACGGGAGCAAACGGCATTACGCAGGAAAAGTATATTACCATCACCGTGGCCAAGAAGGACATCGAGGAAGCACGGGCATATTTTGCGAGAATCGGAGCGGATTTGACCGCCCATTTCGCAAATCTGGGTTCCAAGTGTGTGCCCCTGAACGCCGTTGAGCGGCTGCGCATTCTCCACGACTTTTATCGCCCTGGTGATGAGGCGGCATTCTCGTTTGATATGAACCGGAAGGCGCGTCTGGGGCATGATTTCCGTGACTACATCTGCCCGGACAGCGTAGAGCGCACGGCGGATCATATCAAGCTGGGCGAGAAATATGCCAGAGTGCTTTTCCTCAAGGACTACGCCAGCTATATCAAGGACAGCATGTTCTCGGAGCTGACCGAGCTGAACCGCAATCTTATGCTGTCCATTGATGTGATCCCCATCCCTACCGATGAAGCCGTCCGTGAGGTGGAGCGCCTCTTGCTGGGCGTGGAAACGAACATCACCGGCTGGCAGAGAAGGCAGAATCAGAACAACAACTTCTCCGCTGTGGTTCCCTACGACATGGAGCTTCAGCGCAAGGAATCCAAGGAGTTTTTGGACGACCTGACTACCCGTGACCAGCGCATGATGTTTGCGGTGGTCACAATGGTAATTACCGCAGACACCAAGGAGCAGCTGGACTTGGATACGGAAACGGTGCTGTCTACAGCGAGAAAGCACATGTGCCAGATGGCGACGCTGAAGTATCAGCAGACGGATGGACTGAATACGGTGCTCCCCATCGGTACGAGGAAAATCAACGCATTCCGAACGCTCACGACAGAAAGCCTTGCGGTGCTGATGCCTTTCAAGGTGCAGGAGATCATGGATAAGGGCGGTATTTACTTCGGTGAAAATGCCATTTCCCACAATCTCATCATGTGCAACAAGGCAAATCTCCTGAACCAGTCCGCTTTTCTGCTCGGTGTTCCCGGTTCCGGCAAGTCATTCTCGGCAAAGGAACTGATTACCTTCCTCATTCTGAACACCAACGACGATATTCTGATCTGTGACCCCGAGGGAGAATACGCACCGCTTATTGAAGCTATGGGCGGTCTCGGCTCGGTAATCCGTGTGTCTGCCGGAGGCAGAGACAGGCTCAACGCCATGTACATGGTGGACGGGTACGGTGAAAACAACCCCATTGTCGTAAAGTCTGAGTTCATCATGTCTCTGATCGAGCAGATCGACAAGAAGGGCGTCGGCCCGCAGCACAAGTCTATCATCGACCGCTGCATCACCAATGTGTACCGCAATGCGGCGGACACCGGGACGATTCCCACTCTCTGCACCCTACGCGATATGCTGCTGGAGCAGCCTGAACCCGAAGCGAAGCAGATCGCTCTGTCCCTTGAACTCTATACCACCGGTTCTCTGGACATCTTCGGTAAGCAGTCCAATGTAGACCTGGACAAGCGTGTCGTGGTGTTTGACATTCACGGTCTCGGTTCCCAGCTCAAGCCCACCGGACTGCTGGTTATCACGGATACCATGCTCAACCGCGTGACGCTGAATTGGAAGAAGGGCAAGCGTACCCATGTCTTCATTGACGAGTTCCATGTGGTGTTCGAGAACGAGTTCTCGGCGCAGTTCTTCAATTCCGCATGGCGACAGTTCCGTAAGCGCAACGCATACCCCACGGCAATCACGCAGAATGTGGAGTATCTGCTGGATTCTGTTCAGGCCAGCACCATGCTTTCCAACTCGGAATTTGTGGTCATGCTGAATCAGGCTGCCTCCGACAGAGGGCAGCTTGCCAAGCTGCTGAACATCTCCAATGAGCAGATGAGCTATATCACCAATGCCGACGCCGGCTGCGGACTGATTAAATACGGCTCTGCGCTGGTACCCTTCATCAATCGGTTCCCGCAGAACACCAAGCTCTATCAGCTTATGACTACACGCCCCGGTGAGGGCAAATTTGCAAGAGGACGGGATTAACCCCGTCCTCCATTTTTTGGGAGGAATACAAAATGAAAAAGAAAACCCTTGGAATCATCATCGTTTCCGTGCTCGGCGCGGCAGCGATTTTTTGCAGCGCCATGTTTACGCATCAGTATCTGGATGCCAAGAACAGCAAGGCGGCATTTGACGATCTGACAAATCTGATTACGGAAATCGACGAGCCGCAGAAGGACACCGAAGCGGAGGAATCCGATCTGAGTGCAGAAGAACTGGCGGCGACAGAGGCGGCGCTGGCCCGTGAAAAGTATGCGGCGCTGTTTGCGCAGAACAACGACTTTATCGGATGGATCAGAATTGATGGTACGAATGTCAATTACCCTGTCATGCAGACTCCGAACAAGCCGGACTTCTATCTGAAGCGCAGCTTTGATAAATCATACAGCGACTACGGTGTTCCGTACATCGACGAGGCCTGCATGACCGGGATCAGCAACAACCTTGTGATTTATGGGCACCACATGAACGACGGCTCTATGTTTGCCGACCTCTGCAAATACGCTGATGCTGACTTCTGCAAGGAGCATCCGACGATTGCCTTTGACACGCTCTCCAGTCTCGGAAAATATGAGGTCGTTGCCGCCTTCAAATTCAACACGAACCGCGAGACCTTCAAGTACAACGAATACACGCTGATGGATGAAGTGCAGTTTGCCGAGTTCATGGAGAATGTCCGCGCAAGACAGCTCTATGACACGGGGGTTACTGCCGAATACGGAGATCAGCTTTTGACCCTTTCCACCTGCGAATATACCTATCCCAACGGTCGCTTCGTTGTCGTAGCGAAGAAGGTGTGACTTGTCTGCTCTGAAGGGAGGCGATGGCTTTGGGCAGGATAAAAACAAGAGAGAGCGTTAAGGATATCAAGATTCTTGACAAGGCAGCGGTTGCCTCCGAGCGCATGAAGACAGCGCTTGTCCGTTCCAAGGATCAGGCGGAAAACCTGATGGACGACGGGCAGATTTCCCCCTCCGAGTACGCGGAGGACAAAATCCGCTATGCCGCTGAGGATGTGACCGATCAGGTTTGGCACGAGGTTTCCGGCCAAACGAAAAAAGCCATTGAAAAAGGCAAGGAGGCGCACCGGGAGCACCGCAATGAAAAGCGCATCCACAAAAATGAAGAACGGGTTCGCCGCTATGAGGAGGAGCTGCGTAGGGGCGCGCCAAGCAGAACGCCGCGAGAGGAGGCTGCACGGCAGGCGGCGCGGCAAAATACGGAGGCCACACGGACAAGCATCCGGAGCAGACGAAACCAGACCATCAAATCTGCGGAGCGTACCGAACGCACCATCAAGCAGTCTGTTCGTTCTGCCGGGAAACAGGCCGTAAAAGCCGGTGCAAAGGGAACGGTAAAGTCAACGGAGAGAGCCGTAAAGACTGCGGAGAAAACCTCCAAGGCTGCTATCAAAACTGCAGAGGCAACAGCGAAGGCAACGCAAAAGGCAGCGGCTGCGGCTGCAAAGGCTGCACAGAAAGCCCGCCAGACTGCCATAGCTGCCTACAAAGCGGCTGTCGCGGCGGCGAAAGCTGTTGCGGCGGCAATCAAGGCCATCGCAGCGGCGATGAAAGCGCTGGTTGCAGCCATCGCTGCCGGAGGCTGGGTCGCGGTCGTGGTCGTCGTGGTTATCTGCCTTGTTGCCTTGATCGCCTGCTCCTGCTTTGGTATTTTCTTTTCAAGCGAGGATACCGGCTCAGAAAAGACGATGCGGCAGGTCATTCAGGAAATCAACATGGATTACCAAAACGAGCTGGATGCCATTAAGGATTCCGTTGAATACGATGCGCTTGAAATGTCCGGTTCTCGGGCCGTGTGGCCGGAGGTGCTGTCAATCTATGCTGTCAAAACGACCTCCGATCCGGATAATCCCCAGGAGGTAGCAACGATTACTCCGGAAAAGGAACAGCTTCTGAAAGACCTGTTCTGGGAAATGAATGAGATCACCCATCGGACGGAAACAAGGACAGAGACGGTCATTGTGGAGACGGATGACGGCAACGGCAATATCCTTGAGGAAGAAACGCAGGAGACGATTACGACGCTCTATATCACTGTTAGCCATAAGACAGCAGATGAGATGGCTGCGCAGTACGGTTTCAATGAGGATCAAAAGCAGCAGCTTGCAGAACTGCTTGCGCAGGACAGCAGCATGTGGGCGGCGGTGCTTTACGGAATCTATGGAGTGGATGACCAAATCGTTGCCGTGGCGCTGTCGCAGGTAGGCAATGTGGGCGGAGAGCCCTATTGGTCATGGTACGGCTTCGGCAGCCGCGTGGAGTGGTGCGCCTGCTTCGTCAGCTGGTGTGCGAACGAATGCGGCTATATCGACACCGGTGTCATTCCCAAGTTCGCCGGATGTGTCAACGGCGTCCAGTGGTTCCGGGAGCGTGGGCAGTGGGCAGATAACTCTATGGAGCCCTCGCCCGGCATGATCATCTTCTTCGACTGGGATAATAAGGGCAGCTCTGGCCCGCAGGACGGTCAGTCCGATCATGTCGGTATCGTCCAGAAGGTCGAAAACGGCGTTGTCTACACCATCGAGGGCAACTCCGGCGATAGCTGCCGGGTAAATCAGTATCCAGTTGGCTATTATGAAATTCTCGGATATGGAGTAGTCGCATACTAAGCAGAACACGGTGTCACCCTTCGTCGGGTGGCACCGTGTTTTTTATTGGTTTTTGTATTTGTCCATTTCCTGAAGCATTTTATAGAGCTGCTTCTGCTCTGCCTCGTTCTTAGAGGCAACCAGGTCATAGCACTTGGCCGCAATGTTGTCGCCACCGCTCTTTCCCAACTTATCAAATAGCTCGGACAGGGAAATATCCATAGCTGATGCAATCTTCTCAACACTTTCCAAAGTGGCGTTTTTCTCACCACGTTCCAATTGCCCGATATATGTGGGATGGCAGCCGGCAAGCTCGGCTAGCTTTTCCTGGCTGAGTCCTTTTTGCGTCCGGTAGTTTCTGATGCGTTGCCCAATGATCTTTGCGATATCACTCATTCCCATCGCCTCCATATATAGTCTATAAATATCGCTTTGGCCAATCCATAGACTATTGATATTCAAAAGGCTGGGATATATACTATAGATATCATTTCATGAATTTCGGCGCTTATAGTATTCGAACGGGGTATGGTGTTTATGCGCTCAAAAACAGTTTGTTTCACCGGGCATCGGGAATTGCCGGCAGAATATCTGCCTGGAATCTCCAAGCGCCTGGAGGATACCTTGGTCACGCTGATTGAGCAGGGCTATCGCTATTTCGGCGCAGGCGGTGCCCTGGGATTCGATACCCTGGCAGCGCAGGCAGTCCTACGCTTGCGGGAGCGTTATCCGCAGATCCGGTTGATTCTTGTGCTGCCATGCCTTAATCAAACTCGTGGTTGGCCGCAAGCGGATATCGACACCTACAAAGAGATCAAGCGCTGCGCAGATAAGGTGACTTACACCTCGGAGCACTATTTTCGGGGCTGTATGCAAAAACGCAATCGGCATCTTGTGGATAACAGCAGTGCCTGTATTTGCTATCTGACGAAGTCCGCCGGCGGCACGGCCTATACCGTGAACTATGCCCGCCGCATGGGCCTGCGGATCATCAATATAGCAGGCCCAGATAGCTTGTAAGAGTGCCTTGTACGCAAATAAGCCTCCCGAATTGCCTTTCCATGGGGAAACGGTTCGGGAGGCATTTTCAGGTGATGGTCAAAATCGACACCATAGCTGCTGTTTTTGCAGAATTTGTTCATATTCTGTTGTAATTTCGGAGGCGTTATGGTAGAATATACCCTGTAAAGTTATAAGCACTTTGGGAGATTTTATTTTCAACAGGAGGAACCCCATGACGGTCCGTTATGACAAACTTTGGATTTTGCTAATCAAGAACAAAATGAAAAAAGGCGAGCTGGCCAAGGCTGCGCACCTGTCGTCCCATACCATGACCCAGTTGAACAATAACCGCCTCGTCTCCATGTCTGTCATGCTCCGATTGTGTAAGGTGTTCCATTGTGACATTGGAGACTTGATGGAAGTAGTAGAGGATGAAACAAACTAAGCAGTAATTCTACCATGTATGCGTGAGGTATAACCAATGGACAACAATGCAAAGCTCCGCCCGCTATATCTGGCGAAGATTCTATATGAGTGCACCGATGAAGACCACTATCTGACCACGATGCAGCTGGCGCAGATTCTTGAAGAGGAATACGGTATCCCGGCGCACCGGCAGACCATCAAGACGGACATTGAGCTTCTGCAGCAGTTCGGAATGGACATCCAAGAAGTAAAGTCCACTCAGAACCGTTATAACCTCATTAGTCGTCAATTTGAAATCGCTGAGCTGAAGCTGCTGATCGATGCTGTGCAGTCCTCCAAGTTCATCCCCAAAGAGCGTAGCGAGCAGATGGTCTCTAAGATCGTCGCGCTGGCCGGACAGCATAAGGCTGAGGAACTGAAGCGCAACGCTTCCGTGGAGGGACGTACAAAATCGGAAAACCGGCAGGATCTGTTGATCGTAGATGCAATCAACGAGGCAATCAATGCGGAGAAGAAAATTGCCTTCCAGTACTTTTCTTACAATGTCCGCAAGCAGAAGAAGCTGCGCCACGACGGCGAGCGATACGTCTTCAGCCCCTACCGCCTAATCTGGAACGGCGATTATTACTACGTACTGGGCTATTCGGACAAGCATCGAGCTATTGGCAGCTTCCGTGTGGACCGTATCAGCGCCCGTCCTGACATTCTTTCGGAGGAAGCCGTACCGGTCCCGGCGGACTTCGGTGTCGATGATTTTCTTGCGACCACCTTCCGGATGTACGGCAGCGAGTGTCAGGAGGTAGAACTGATCTGTGACAACTCCGTGATCGATGCAATCATCGACCGCTTCGGGACAGATGTGACCATCTACGCCTGCGATATGAGCACCTTCCGCGTGATCGTCCGGGTGGCCATCAGCCATATCTTCTTCAGCTGGATTTTCGGCTTCGGCGGGAAAGTAAGAATCAAAGGGCCTGAAAAGATAAAAACGGATTATAAAGAAATGGTCTCAAGGGCACTATCCAGTCTGTGACATAACAACATCGGGATAAGTAGGTCCAAAATACATACCAAAGAGGTGAAAACAATGCAGGAAAGAAATATGCCGCCATTTGCACCGGTGCTGATGCAATCGACGAGAGCAATCGGCTATAGTTTGGAAGCTGCAATTGCAGATATTATTGACAACAGTATTGCTGCAAAAGCTGGGAAAGTTCAGCTGTCATTCTTTCCGGTAGGCGATGCATATGTCTCAATTCTGGATAATGGTACCGGTATGGATGATGCTCAAATGAATATCGCTATGCAGTATGGAAGTAAGAGCCCGACTGAGACACGAGACTCGTCTGACTTGGGACGATATGGCTTAGGCCTGAAGACTGCATCTTTGTCTCAGTGCCGTGTTTTGACCGTAATCAGCAAACAGGGAGATCAGGTAATTGGACGGCGCTGGGATCTTGATTACGTCATTAAAACAGGTGCATGGTCACTGTTGATCCTTGATAAAGAAGACTTTGCCTCAGTTCCTCATATTTCTGATTTGTACGAGCAGGATAGCGGTACATTGGTTGTATGGCAGAACCTCGACCGTTTGCTGATGGGCGAAGTAGATTATGAAAAATCGCTTGGCCGAAAAATGGACGAGGTAAGGCAACACCTTGAACTGGTATTTCACAGGTACTTATCCGGGGAATCCGGAATAAAAAAGCTAGAAATACTTTTCAATGGAGTAAAGCTTAAAGCGGCAGATCCGTTTTTGATAAAGAAGAGCACGCAAGCCATGGACACAGAAACGCTGGTGATTCGAGGGAAACGCATTCTGGTAACGCCATATATTCTGCCTCATATTTCTAAAATGACTGAAGAGGAAAAGAACCAACTTGGCGGCAAAGATGGAATTCGCAAACGGCAGGGCTTTTATGTATATCGAAACAAGCGGCTTCTAATTTGGGGAACGTGGTTCCGTATGATGCGGCAGGGTGATCTTTCAAAGCTGGCTCGTGTTATGGTCGATATCCCAAATGACTTGGACGATTTGTGGACTTTGGATATTAAGAAATCTCATGCAATTCCACCTGCCGAGGTGAGGAATAGCCTTCAAACTGTGATTGACCGCATTGCAGATAAGAGCAAGCGCACATGGACGTTCAGAGGGAAAAAGGAAACTTCGGATTCGGTTGAGCATATGTGGACCCGATTAAAAACGCCGGAAAACGGCATCGTATATGAAATCAACCGAGACCATGTGTTGGTAGATCAGATCGTTGCCGAAGCTCCGGAAATTCGAGGCAAGCTTGAAACATTACTGAAATACATAGAACGAGGAATCCCTCTGAATCAACTTTACATTGATCTTAATAATGACGAAAAGATTGAGAATGATGCGGATATGGGCGAGCAGGAGATGTTCAAAACGCTGGAACAGATGCTGTCCGTTCTGCCCAGCAGCATTATGCGGCGTGAAATGCTTGAAAAGATAGAGCATACTGATCCTTTCTGCGGATATCCGGATGTGATTCGCGCTCTAAAAGCAAAGGAGGACGGCAATGTTAAACCCTAATATTGAAATGTTGGAAAATCTCATTTCCGCAGCGGTTAGTACTCGGTACAAGGAAGTTCCGCCTACAGAGGAAGAATTTCTTACGCTTGCACAAAGCATGCGTGCAACGCTGAGCACACTTCCAGTAACGGATGAGGAATTTGCAGAAATTCTTGTCCGTCTGCGTGCGTCGATTGTTATACAGATGGATGTCGGCGTGTACATCAATGATCGAAATACACCTCATAAATCATGGCTTCCTTCCAGAAGAGCAGATTTGGACTTTTTCTTCTGGAATCGATATAAAAAATATCTGGAGGAAATTAAACATTGGAATCCAAGGGTTACCGCAACGCTGGATAAGGTTTCTGACGAGATCGTCGATCTGCTCGGAGATCCGCAAAGTAAGGAACCTTTTCAGCGCCGCGGATTGGTGTTGGGCGATGTCCAATCCGGCAAAACCGCAAATTACACCGCAATCAGCAACAAAGCTGCTGATACTGGATACAGAATTATTATTGTTCTTGCAGGAATGATGGAAAATCTGCGCCAGCAGACTCAGTCTCGCTTGGATGCAGAGTTCTCTGGCCGGAAGAGTGAGTATTATCTGGATCCAAAGGCTGAACAGGGAATCAAAAACCAGCCTGTTGGTGTAGGCAGGTACGGCGTACAGAAGCGTATCGCAGCCTTTACCTCTGTGACTAAGGATTTTGACATCAATGTGCTGAAAAGCAATGATTTGAACCTTCAAAGCGTTTCAGATCCGATTGTCTTAGTCGTAAAGAAAAACAAGCGGATATTGAACAATTTGATTAAATGGCTGTGAGTTTACAGGAAGAATGAGAAATGGGGTTTGAACGGCGGACGGGGCGGAAGCGGAAGTCGAAAAAGGCGGAATAAGCCGAAAATAAACATTAGAACGCAGAATATATTGACGTTTGAACGGAATAGAGGGCAAAAAACTTGCAAGCCTTTGGAATGAGGGCTTGCAAAATTTTTTGCCCATTTTTTGGGCGATCTTGGCGCCAGAGGCCCACCGATAAAACATAGCATGAAAATGGAGCCGGGGCGCGTTTAAGAAGTGTTCAAAAATTTGAACGCACTAGAAAAAGCAACGAATATTCGGCAAATATCATTTGCACACTGCCATTTAAGAAAATCTTTAAGGCGTTCAAATATGGAAGCAGAAAGGCATCGGAAAATGGCAATTCTGATTATTCCAATGCGAAAAAGTGTTTCGCATTGCATTTTACTTTTCGCATTACGATAGCACGTGGATTATTTGGCGAATGCACTGTGTGAAGCGTTTTTTGGATTTCGCATTAAAACGCCGCAGGGATGCCTCTTTCGGAGGTGTCCCTGCGGCATTTTTTGTAATATGCAAAGTAAAAATAAAACGCTTGCAATACATTGCAATAATTGCTGTAAAAATAACCCCTAGCGTTGGAATCCAACAAAAGCGAGACAGAAAGGCCGCTCTTGTGCCATGCTGGATTTGGAATTAGAAGCCCCTTTCGTCCAATACCCCATCGTCGCTGCGACGCGGATCGGGGCTGGAGGGGAAGTAGTATTGCTGGGTATCCACCAGATCTGCGCTCAGTAGCTTCATGTAGAAGTTATATGCTTTTGCAAAATCAATCTTTTGCCCTTCTTCACCGCGCTGGGCTTCCTGTTGATAATTACGGGCAAAATCATAGGCGATGTTGCAGAAATGCTCCAGTAAATAAGTGGAGCGGCGCTGAAACTCAGCATCTTCTACGTGCAAAGCGTTGGCAATATAGGCCAATGCTCCGCGTACATAGAACTGCGTTTCAGGGCTGGCCTTCTGATAACTTTCCAGAAGGCCAGGCAACAAAGATACATCTATTTTCTTGAGTTCGTCGAGCGTTGAGGGCGATTCCCATAACGGCCGAGTTGGATCATCACTCTCGCCACGAAGGTAGGCTGCTGATATGTCAAGCGCGTTGGCAATTGCAAGCATTGCCTCAGCACGGGGCTCTTGGCCGCGATACAAATAGTTCTTTATCGTATTTTCGGATATTCCAGTTTTCTCGCTGAGTCCAGGAACAGATATTTTCCTGATTTTCATTTGCTCCTTGAGCCGATCTGAAATATTCATTTGAGATAGCTTCTCCCCCGTTGCATGATGGCAAATATTTTTATAAGTATAGCATATTTGTGTCTATATGAACACTAAAAAGCGAAAAAAAGCTCTTGACGCGCCTATATAGACACTATATAATAATTATAGTGTCTGAACAGACACTGATTGGAGGCCGGATACCTTGAATTATGTACCTAAGATTTCACGCCTTCGTGAGCAAAGGGAAAAATGCGGACTGACTAGGTTTGCATTATCGAAAAAAATCGGCATGGGTGGGAGCGCATTATACAGGATAGAAGCTGGCATAAGCCCCAGTGTCCATGGACTCACCGCAAAAGCCATCGCTGACGCCCTAGGCTGTCAGGTGGAAGATATTTTCACCATCCCCAGTCACACCGGCCAGAAGGCCGCCTCAAATAAGTAACAGAAAGAAAATCCCTATGAACGAATTGACAGTGTTTCAGAATCAGGAATTTGGCAGGCTTCGCACTACTGAAATCGAAGGCGAGGTCTGGTTCGTTGGCAAAGATGTGGCACGGGCGTTGGGGTACGGTAACCCACGGGATGCTCTTTCGCGCCACGTTGACGCGGAAGACAAGGGGGTCGTGAAACACGACACCCCTGGGGGTAATCAGCAAATCACCATCATCAACGAAAGCGGCCTGTACAGCCTGGTGCTGTCCAGCAAGCTGCCGGCGGCCCGTAAGTTCAAACACTGGGTCACGAGTGAAGTCCTGCCCAGTATCCGCAAGCGCGGCGGGTACGGCAACGGGGTGAGCACCGAGCAAGTAATCGAGATTGCCCAGCACATGGCGGCCGCGATGGGCGCAGAGCTGGTGAAACAGCTGAAAGATGTTCTGGCCCCGGCACCGCAGCCCGCCCAGGAAGAAGTTGTTCTGGTGGATCCCGCACCCCAGCAGAGACGGCGCTACCACAGCGTCATCACCATGCTGGACCCGGAGCTCCAGCGCGAGGTCGATGAGATGCTGGCAAGTGGTCGTTATACCTACACCGACATCGTTCAGTTTCTGAAGGAAAACGGAATCCGTATTTCTACCAGCAGTCTTTGCCGCTATGCAAAGCGGTACTTTTACAATCGTTAAGCCGAAACGGCCCCACGGGGCCGTCTGCCAGGAATGGCCGCCCGGTACTGATGAGGCAGGCCAAGGAAGGAGAAATCTGGATGCAGGTCTTGTACATTCTGCTGAAGCGGCAGAACTGGAGCACAGCAGGTTCCACCGTTATTGAAAGCTACACCGACCGGGAAACTGCCCTGCAGAAGCGGGATGAGCTGAACCGCGCCGACGTGCGAAGGCAAAAAGCGTGGTGCCGCCGCCATGGCCGCACCTGCCACCCCTGGGAAAGATACCTGGTCACGAAAGAGACCCGATACCCTGATGGGCGCATCCAGTGGGAACCGGCATGAAGGTGATCGACGCGATCCAAGAGGCCATGGGGCCGAGATACGCCACGCTGGAGGACGCCCTGAACTGGTGGGCGTGGCCGGAGAGCTGGCGCGAAGGGGTCTGGAACGATTTTGTACTACGGTTAAAGCCTGCAAAAACAGCCTTTAACCTGCGTTTGAAAAAGGAGGCACAGAGCATGGAGCAAGCCGTTTTGACCGCGGTGCGGGAGATGACCGGCGAGTCGATCCAGACTATGGAGCAGGCGCACGAACAGTTCAGCCGCCGGGAGCTGCTGGACATCTGGCTGCGGTATGAGGGTGTAACCGGCTACACGCAGCAGATCCTGAACGTGATGGAGGTGTTGGGGTATGACATCGACCCGGAATGCTGAGCTGTTCGACCCGGAGCGCATCCCACAGCAGAAGCTGCCCGATCGTCCCCTGGTGGGCGAAACCTACCCCAACGGGGTAAGCGAGTTCAAGGTGCTGGCGCTGGAAGCGGATAGCGACATCGCCAGAGTGCAGAACACCAAAAGCGGCTGGGTTTGCCGGGCACACCATCCGGCGCTGTACCTGATGCCGAGCGGCCGAATCGAACTGCTGTGGAGCTACAGCACCGACGGACACTTTGAAGCATGAACGGGGAGCTTGTCCACATCGTGGCCGGCTGTATGCACTGCTGCGGGGAACCCAACTGCGGAAGACCGGGGACGGTGAACCTGGGACAATATTCCGGCGACTGCTGCAGGCGGCTCCGAGCCGGAGAAAAATGCATCCATCGGCGCAGCTGCTATTACGACTACCTGTTCCGGCTCAGAAATACCGGAGAGCAACAATAAGCCGAAACGGCCCTGGCAGGGCCGTCTGCTGAGGGGTGACCGCCCAGCACTGAAGTGGCAGGTCAAAATTGAGGTGAATGGATTGGAAGCACTACTGAAAGCAACGGAGGTCGCCCACCTATTGGGATGTACCAGCAGGGCTGTCCAGCTTCAGATTAAAGCAGGTCGTTGGCCGCATCAAATGGAAAGAAATGCACAAAACCGGCCAATCTGCCTGATACCTCTTTCTGCTCTGCCGGAGCCTGCTCAGAAAAAATACATCGCTGATCACAGTCCGGCGGTCAAAACTGCCGCCCCGGCCGTTGCCCAGGATAAGCCGGCGCCCAAAACCAAATCGCTGGAAAGCTACACCGCCGAAGAACGTGCGGAGATCAGCTACTGGATGGCACTGGTGGATCAGTGGCAGGAATACCGCAGCAAGGCCGGGAAGAAAAAGGCCGAGTGCGATGAGAAGTTCGTGCTGCTTCGCCAGTTGGAAGAGCCGGAGCGCCAGATTAGCGTGGAAACGCTGTACCGCAAGTGGGCAGCGATCCGGGCCGGAGACCTGGACGCCCTAGTGGACAAGCGTGGCAAAGCTCGTAAGGGAAAGACCGTTCTACCGCCGGAGATCGAACAGCAATTTTTAAGCCTGTACCTTGACGAAGCGCAGCTGCCGATCCCCCGCTGTGTGGCGCTGACCGAGCAGTGGGCGCGGGACAATATGCCCGCCGTTCTGCCGTTGCCCAGCTACCACACCTTCTACCGCAAAGCCAAGGCAGTGCCCTATGCGGTAACGGTGCTATGCCGGGAGGGCGAAAAAGCCTACTACGACAAGTGCAGCCCCTACATCCGGCGCGAGTATGAGAGCATCGCCGCCAACGACTACTGGATCGGCGATACGCACACTCTGGATGTGGAGAGCATGGGACCGGATGGCGCTTTGCACCGCCTGTATCTGAGCGCCTGGCTGGATGCCCGCAGCGGCATTTTTACCGGCTGGTATGTGACAGCCAGCCCCGGCAGCCAGGCCACGCTGAACGCACTGCGCAAGGGCATTATCGCCCGCGGAATCCCCTCGAACGTGTATGTGGACAACGGCCGCGAATTTTTGACCTACGACATCGGCGGGCGTGGGCACCGCGCCAAAAAGAGGCTGGCCGACGGGAGTGAGCCATTCGCACCGCCCGGCGTGTTTGAGCGGCTAGGCATCAAGATGACCAACGCCATTGTACGCAACGCGCGCGCCAAGCTGGTGGAACGGCGCTTCGAGGATTTCAAGAACTACGTCAGCCGGTTGTTCCCGACCTATACCGGCGGAAACGTCGTGGAGAAGCCCAACCGCCTGAAATGTGTGCTGAAGCAGGGCGACCACGTACCGACGGACGCCGAGGTAATCGCGGCGGTGGACACGCTGATCGAGGGATATCTCAATTGCGAACCTTACGGCGGCAGCGTGGCCGAGGACAAAGGGAAGAGCCGTGTGGACGTATGGCGGGAGAACCTGCCCAATGGGGCGGTGCGTAAGGCCGCCAGTGAAACGGATCTGCAGCTGATGCTGATGCGCACCAGCAAGCCGGTGCGGGTGACGCGCCGGGGCGTGACGCTGAAGCTCCACGGACTGGAACTGGACTACTACACCCCGGAACTGGCCAACCTGCGGATGAAGGACAAGGTGTACCTGCGGTACGACCCGGAAAACCTGGACAAGGTGCGAGTCTACGACCTTGAGGACCGCTTCCTCACCGAAGCCCCGCAGAGCAAGCTGACCGCGGGCTACCTTGCCACACAGGAGCAGATCGCCGAGCTGATGGCCGCCAAGCGCAAGGCCGAAAAAGCTGTGCGCGAATACGGCCAGGCGCTGCGGCTGCCGGAAGACCCCGAACGGGCGCTCAATCTGGCTACCGCGCTGGCACAGAGGAATCTGGACGAACTGGCCCTGGCTCCGAACCCGAAGTGCATCGAACTTCGTCGCGCCGAGCAGGAAGAACCCCTGTTGCGGGCTGTGGGCGATATCGATATTGGAAGCATGAACGACTACCTGATCAGACAGCGAGGAGGTTTTGAAGATGGAGAAGATCTATGATGAGTCCATGATCCGGCGAGTGCAGGAGTACATGGAAACGCACAAAATCAGCCAGAACCAGATGGCGAGCAAGGTGAATATCAGCAGTGCGGCCCTGAGCAGCTACATGAACCAGAAATACAAGGGTTCGGTGGAGGCCGTGGAACGTCAGCTGAAGGAATTCTTCGCCATCGCGGAGGAGTCGGCGGCCGTCGCCGAGAAGACCGGCGGTCTGCTGCCCCGTGAAAGTTACATACCGACCTCGATTTCGGAGGACGTGTACCAGGGAATCCGCTTCGCGCAGCTGGAACACTGCATGGTGGTCCTGCACGGCGACGCTGGTGTAGGCAAGAGCAAGGGCGCGCAGAAATATCTGCGCGACCACTCCACCAGCGCGGTGGGCATCAGTATCACCCCAAGCACGGGCACGCTGACCGGCGCGATCAAGCTGCTGGCCCGCGCCCTGCGGGTGCCGGAATGCCGCAATAAGATGGACCAGATGATGGCACTGCGGCAGCGGCTGGATGGCACGAACCTCGTCATTATCATCGACGAGGCGCAGCACCTCAAATATGCAGCCCTGGAAGAGATCCGCTCCCTGACCGACGATAACCCCATGACCGGGGAGCGCGGCGTGGGCGTGGTGCTGATCGGCAACAGCGAGGTCTACAGCCGCCTGCAGGGACGGCAGCAGGCGCAGTTTGCACAGCTTTTCAGCCGCATCCGTATGCAGCGGGAGTACACCACCCGCAAGGTCAAGCGGGAGGACGTGGAGAAGCTGTTCCCAGTGCTGGCCAGCCGCGGCGCGCAGAAAGAACTGGACTTTCTGCTGGGGGTGTGCCGGAGCCCCTGGGGCATCCGCGGAGCGGTGAACCTGTACAGCAACGCTGCCAGCGCAGAAGATATCAGCTACACCAATCTGTACCGCATGGCCGCCCACATGGGCATCGGCATGCTGGGGCATGTGTAAGGAGGGCACTATGAGCAAGGTGAAATTCACGGTAATCTTCGCCGCCGGTGCGGTGGCCGGGGCGTTTTGTATGTACGCACTGAACGTGGCGCTGGCACGGGACGGCGGCGCCCTGGGCGGAGAGGTACTGGTGATCCCGCTGGTGATCCTGCTGCTGTGGGCCGGGTACTGCCTGGGCCATGCCAGGGAGACGGTGGCGGAGCTGCTGGACCTGCCGGCCGATGAAATCGAGCCTGCCGATAACACCGAGTATTGGCATGGGTACACCGAGGGCTACGATGACGCCCTGGCCACCATGGAATTTGCCAGGCCGCCCCGCAAGCGGCCGACCAAAAAGCGGCGGCGCAGCGACCGGCAGGCTTTGCCGGAACGCCGCAAGGGGGCGTAAGCCCCTTCCTTAATGCAGCCGGAGCCGATGGCTCCGCCGGTCCCAAGCCCGGAAAGATGCAGAGGGAGGAAGGAGGTTGCTTATGGAAAACAAGGAAGTGTCCCTGTCCGGTGATGCCGCGCAGGTACAGGCGTACATTGACCGGCTGCAGTCTGTGATCTTCCCCACCGGCGGCGCTGACCTGCTGTATGCGTACATCGCGCTGATCGTGCTGCGGAACAGTATCCGGCCGCTGATGCCACCCGGCGCCGAAGAGTTTGCGCAGCTGCTCGCCAGCAGATTCCAAGCACAGATCGAAGGAGAGGATTGACCTATGGCAAGACGAAAAGTGACTGCCGCGCCGGTGCTGAGCGACTGGGCCGCGGTGGATCAGGCGCTAAGGGACATCCGCGAGTGCCAGCACACGCTGACCGAGCTGGCTGTTGACCGTGACCGCCGGCTGGACAGCATCAAAAACGAATATGCCAAAACGGCGCTGCCGCTGCAGAACCGCATCAAGCGCCTGGAGTCCGATGTGAAAGACTATGTTGACTGTCACCGCGCCGAAATGGCTGGCAAGAGCCGGACGCTCAACTTCGGCACGGTCGGTTACCGGATCAGCAGCAAGCTGATGCTTCCCGCCGGCAAGGTGGCCGAGGCCATCGCCACGCTGAAGGCTATGGGGCGGAAAGAGTTCATCAAAACAACGGAATCTTTGGACCGGGAGGCGCTGAAACGCCAGCCGCTGGAGTTCCTGAACCAAATCGGCGCTTATATCCGCCAGAGCGACGAGTTCTACTACGACGTGACGGACGAGCAGCCGGATATGACCTGATATGGTATGCTATGAGTAAGCGGGATTGGAGGCTGCTGCAGGCGTATCTGGCCACAGGCCTGACGCCGGAGCAGATTGAGGAGCTGAAGGCCGCTGCCGGGCTGAAGAAGGAGGCTGAGGACAATGGCAGCAATCAACACATATCAAGTCCGAAAAATCTATGCCATTGCCGGTGCGCTGGGCATGAAAAACAGGGACGGTGACGATGCCCTGCATGACCTGGTAGTTGGGATGACCGGTAAGCAGCACGTCACCGATCTGACATCGGCCGAGGCCTACGATGTGATCGCTGACCTGGAAAAGAAGCAGGGTTCCAATCCCACACCGCGGCGCCGTGGCCGTCCGCAGCGTCCAGCGGCCCCTGGGCACGCTAGCGAAGGTCAAATGCGCAAAGTATGGGCACTGATGTACCAGCTGGAGGCCGCAAGCCCCAGCAAGACACCGCTGGGAGAGCGGCTGTGCGGTATCATCAAGAAGGAGACCGGCATGGATGCCTGGCCGAAGGACCCGTTTGCGTGGCTCGACTACAAAACCTGCAGCCGTCTACTGGAGGCATTGAAGGGATACGTCAAGACGGCGCAGAAAAAGGCGGGTGCGGCCGGTGGATAAAAAGCTGCTGCACCTGCTGACCATCGACGATCTGGACGGTGAAAACCGGGAGCTGGCCGAGACAATCGGGATGGATGCGTTCATCAAGTTGGTTGAGGTCTATGGCGGCACCGGACGGATGTATATTCCACAGGCGGATATGCTGCTGATCCCTGTGCGTAACGCAAAAATCAGAGAAGAGTACAACGGCACCAACCTGTATGCCATCTGCCGGGAATGGGATCTGAGCGAAGGATATGTGCGCAGAATCGTACAGGAAAAGGCTGAAGAACTGAATCGGGCACCGCTGGAGGGGCAGACATCTTTGTTCGATACATAAATATTTTTTGCAAACTTTTTGTGTTGGAACAGTGCGAGGGAAATAAGGTATGATTTTCCTGCCGAAAGGCAGAAAATCATACCTTATTTTTTATGGTTGGGGTGCGAGATGGAAGGAATACAGTTTGACGCAGGAACCTGGTGGTTGGCGGTGCTGCTGCTCGGCGGCGTGACCGGCCTGTTGTGCTGGCTTTTGAAGCGGAGCTACGACCGGGTGGAGAAGAAGGCAGACGGCGCCATTCCCAAAGCCGAATTTGACCGGCAGATGGATGCTTGCAAAAAGCAGATTCAAAAAATCCAGGAAACCTATACCACCCGTACCACCCATGAAAAGGATATAGACGAATGCCGAAGTAAAATCACTGAGATCAGTAAGAACTACCTGACCAGAGAGGATTTTTTCCGAGAGCAGGCCAAAACCGATCGCAAGCTCGACCAGATATTGAATATTTTGATGAAACGAGGGACCGAAAATGAATGACAAGGAAAAACTGCTGCAGCAACTGCGGGCGAACGCATTTCCGCACAACAACGGCCTCGTGATGCGGGCGGTGAACATCATCCGCCATGGCTACAATCGTATGGTCGATGTGCAGCAGGCCGCCGAGATCTGGGGCGTGGATGAAGATGACTTTCTTGACAGCGTCAACTTCCTGGCGCTGGCCAAATATGTGGAGTTGCGCACCATTGCGGAAAGAATGGCGGTGCCGGATTTTGCCGACGTTGACTGGAAACTGTTGGAAGTGCGTTTGACTGACCGGGGTATCCGGGTAATGCAGGGGAACATCAAAGATGAAATGATCGAGGTGTGACATGGGTTGGTCGTTTGGAAGGAAGGGCAACCGCAAGCACAGTAAGATCGACAGCCTGCCTCCAGAGATGAAAGCTACCGTTGAGGAAATGATCCTCGACGGTAGTGCTACATACAGTGAGATCGTGGAATACCTGGAGAAAAACGGGTACAGCCTGAGCACGTCAAGCGTGTGCCGGTATGCCCAGGGATATGTGGAGAGCGTCCAGGCTTTACAGATCGCCCAGCAGAACTTCAAAAGTATGCTGGAGCAGCTGGACCGCTATCCGGACCTGGATACTACCGAGGCACTGGTGCGCATTGCCAGCCAGAACCTGATGAACGCGCTGGCCAGCAAGAAGGATGAGGACTGGTCCAAAGTCAGCGTGGACAAGCTGATGAACCAGATCAGCGGCCTGACCCGCGCAGTCGCCTACAAGAAGCGCGTGGAGCTGCAGAATAAGACCGATCTGGAGGCCGGCGCCAGCGACGTCAAGACGATGCTGTGGAATGCCATGGCGAAGGAACGCCCTGACCTGTACAAGCAGGTATCCGGCTACCTGGACCGCAAGGTGCAGGAGGGCAAGCCATGATGTACGTTCTGCAGGTGCTGACCGGCCGAGAGACCGAGATTTGCGGCAAGCTGCGCAGAGCCGGGATCACGGCCTACTGCCCGCAGGAGCGGCGGCAGATCCGCCGCGGCGGGCGCTGGCAGGAGCAGCTGTATACGCTGTACCCGTCGTACCTGTTTATCCAGGTCGATGACGTGATCCGCGTCTATTACGCGATCCGCAAGGAGGATGGCGTGCTGTACTGGCTGGGTGCCACCAAGGGCGCGCCGGAGCCGCTGAGCGAGGATGAGGAGGCCAACGTCCTGTGGCTGGCCGGGGGTGGCCCG